CAACAGCGACGAAAAAAAGAGCACGTATCACATTGCGTGGAACCACCAGAAGGTGCCTTACGGTTTTATGGTCGAGTTCGGCACTAGCAGAGCGCCGGCACATCCATTCCTTCGGCCGTCGTTTGATTCTAGAGCGAATGATGCGATTGAGGCGGGGAAGGCGAGATATGCGCAAGGCTACCAAGAGGTTGTCGCGGGGCTGAGATCATGACTGTTGAAGCTGATCTGTTTAGCGCGTTGAAGGGGCTGGTATCGAATCGTGTCTACCCGGATGTCGCGCCATCTGGCGCGGTTGCTCCGTACATTACATATCAATCTGTTGGAGGGGCTGGCGTCAACTTTTTAGAAAGCGCCGTTCCATCGAAAGAAAATGGCCGATTCCAGATTAATTGCTGGGCCGATACGCGGGCTGCAGCATCTGCTTTGTCAAAGCTGGCAAGAAACGCGCTTGTGACAAGTGATGTATTGCGCGCCACAGCGATGGGAGGGCCAATTTCCAACTACGACGAAGACACTCTGCTTTACGGAACCATGCGCGATTTCAGCATCTGGTTCGACGCATAAGTTTTAAACCGCCCTTTCGGGCAATCACCAAGCAAGCCGCCTAGGGCGGCTTTTTTTACGTCCAAAGAAAGGCAAACATCATGTCAGTGAAACTCCCGAACGGCGGCACATTCGCCATTGCATCTACATACGGCTCGGCAATTACTGTCTCGGCCATCACCAACGCCAACCCCGGCGTGGCCACCGCAACGGCGCACGGCCTTGTTGATGGCGACATCGTTGAGGTGACGTCCGGCTGGGCAAAACTGAACAATCGCATCGTTCGAGTTGCTGCATCTGATACGAATACGTTCCAACTCGAAGGCGTTGATACATCCGATACCACGTCTTACCCGGCTGGCGCAGGGACTGGCAGCGTTCGCAAGGTAACGACCTTTGTCCAGATGGCTCAGATCCTCAATACCGCAACCAGCGGCGGCGAACAGCAATTCGCAACCTACCAATTCCTGGAAAGCGATGAGCAATCTGAAATCCCGACCAACAAAAGCCCGCGCCGCCTCACGCTTACCCTGGCTGATGACCCCACTTTGCCGGGCTACGTGGAAGCCGCGAAGGCAAACGAAGATCGTCTTGTGCGCGCAATTCGTTTCTCGCTGGCTGGCGGCAGCTTCATCTATTACAACGGCTTTGTCTCGATAAACGAGACGCCAAGCACCACGCAAAATGAAGTGATGGCGGTGGTCGCAACCATTGCCGTGCAAGGCCGCGCAACTCGTTACGCCTCCTGATCATGGCAAAACTCAAGTTGAACCCCGAGCCCACCTTCAAGGCGAAGGTGGCGATTGCTGCTGCTGGCAGCGATGTCGATCCAGTCGAATTCACATTCCGGCACCGGACGCGCGACGAGATGACTGCGTTTTTCAAGGCATCGGAGGATTTGCGCGACGCCAAGCTCATCCTCGAAATGGCGACCGGATGGGAGCTGGCTGACGCGTTCACCGAAGAAAACCTGAACAAGCTGGCGCAGAACTACATCACGGCACCGCAGGCGATTTTCGAGGCCTATGTAAGCGAACTAGTAAAGGCCCGCGAAAAAAACTAATGGAGGCGGGCGCCGCTCTTTACGCCGAAGGCCCAACTGCTGCGGAGGCTGCGGAATGGGGCTTGACGGTTGAAGAAGCGAGCGGCCCGCCTATCGATGTTTGGCCGGACAACCTGCAGGCGGTGAACATGTTCATCGCGATGGGAACGCAATGGCGTCATGCGGGCATAGATGGCTTTCGTACCGGTCTGGACTACAACGTTCTTTATCGACGTATGGACAGGTTGGGGCTTTCGCCAGAACTGTACGACCAGATGGAAAACGACATCCGCATTCTTGAGGATGCGGCGTTGGCAAAGATGCGCGAAAAATGACTAAGGGAGCGACATGTCGGATGTAATCGGTACAGCCAAGATTGTCGCGGAGCTTGATAGCTCTGGCGTCGAAGTCGGCGCTGCCAAGGGTAAGCGCGCCCTTGCTGACCTTGGCGTTAGTGCATCCAAGGCCGGAAAGCAGGCATCAGACGGCATCGCGGTTATCGGGAAGGGTGGCGACCAGGCCGCGCAAAAGGTCGACGCCGCGACTCGCAACATGATCGGCTCCATCCAGCGGCAAATCGCCGCGATGGAAGCCGGATCAAAAAGCGGCTCCGAGTATTACAAGGTACTGGCCGGGCAGCGCGGGATTGACACGACTGCACTCAAGCCGTACCTCGACCAGTTGGACGCCGCGGCGAACAAGCAGGGCAAGGCCGGTGTATCTGCCGCGCAGATGGCGAACAACCTGCGCATGGTCGGCCCGCAGGTAACCGACATCGTCACTAGCCTGCAAGCTGGACAGAAGCCGCTCACGGTCTTTATCCAACAGGGCGGCCAGTTGAAGGACGTGTTCGGGGGTATTGGCCCTGCTGCGAAGGCGTTAGGCGGATATGTGCTTGGCTTGGTCAATCCCTATACGCTCGCCGCCGCTGCTGTCGCCGGACTTGCCTATGCCTACAGCCAGGGCAGCAAAGAGGGCGACGCTTACGCCAAGGCGATCATCCTGTCGGGGAATGCTGCAGGAACGACGGTAAGCCAATTGCAAGACATGGCGAAGCGCATCGACAGCGTGACCGGAACGCAATCCGAAGCTGCTGCGGCACTCGCGCAATTCGCAGCAAGTGGCAACATTGCCGGCCAGAGCATGGAACGCTTCGCTGCCATTGCGGTGAAGGCAGAGGATTTGACCGGTCAGGCTGTCAAGGAAACCGTTAAGCAGTTCTCGGAACTCGGAAAGTCGCCGGTTGAAGCGAGCATCAAGCTCAATGAATCGACCAACTACCTGACAGCATCGCTGTACCAGCAGATCAAGGCGTTGGAAGATCAGGGTAAAACAGCGGATGCAGCAGCGCTCGCACAAAAGGCATATGCCGATGCGATGGATTCGAGGCTCTCAAAGTTGGATGGCCAACTTGGCTCAATTCAGCGCGGATGGAAAGCTGTAGCAGATGAGGCAAAAGAGGCGTGGGATTTCATGTTGGGCGTAGGCCGGTCGCAATCCACCGGCGACAAGCTGTCCAGCATTTCCAGCGAGATCGAGGCAGTGCAAGCCCGCCTACAGCGGGAATCGGGCGGCGGGTTGCTCGGCAACCTGCTTGGCAAGATCGATGCGGACAAGCTTGCGGCACTCAAAGATGCGCAAGCGTATACGCAGGAGAATTTGCGCCTCGAAAATCAAGCTGCTGCAGCACAAAAGGCGTCTGTTGACCAGGCCAGGGCACGCATCGAGTTCGACAAAGACGGCGTCCAGTTCCTGACGAACCAAGCCAAGTTGCAGAAGGAAATCACCAAGGCCAAGAACGAAGGCCTCGCTGCCGGCGCATCGCAAGCCGAGATTGACAAGCGCATCGCTGACATCACCACGAAATACAAGGACAAAGGCGCGATCAGCGCGGCTATTCAGCTTGACAAGGCAAAGCTCGGCCTCGACATCGATACGATCCAGAAGGCGCAGGATCAGTTAGCAAGCATTTACAAGAACTCCGAGCAGATCTTGGAATCGGTGCATGCAGCCGGCCTGATGAGCGACAAAGACTATTACGAATCGAAGCGCGAATTTATCAGGCTGGAATCCGACGCCCAGCAAGACGCCTTGCAAAAGGAGCTTGCGCGCTACCAGCAGGAGAAATTGAGCGGTAAGGACAAGATCGATAACGACAAGAAGATTGCAGACGCACAGGCAAAGCTGGCGACGGTGCGCGCGGATACATCCGCGAAACTCCGTGTGCTGGATAACCAAGAGCTGACAGCAATCAATAAAAAAGAGGCGTCCTACAAGTCTGCTCGTCAAGCCGCGCAAGACTATTTCGACACACTCAACCGTCAGCAGCAGCGCGACCTCGCCGGATTGGGCCAAGGCGCGCAAAGTCGCCGCCGCGATGCAGGACTCAATCAGATTGAGGATCGCTACGCGCAGCAGCGCCTGCAACTGGAAAATCAGCGCGCACTACTGGAGGCCCAAAAGGATAAGGATGGGAACAGTCTATTCACTGCTGATGAAAAGTCGAAATACGACGAGCGACTTTCACTAATCGATGAGTTCCAGAAAAAGTCCATCGCATCATATGCCGATTATTACTCGGAGCTGATGAAGAAGCAGGGCGATTGGTCGCTCGGCGCACAGGAGGGGCTGAACAACTACCTTGACGATGCGCGCAATGTCTTCAAGCAGACAGAAAACCTTGTCGGCGATGCGTTCGGCGGCATGGAAGACGCGCTCGTTGGTTTTGTTCAAACCGGAAAATTATCGTTCGGCGATCTCACGAAAACCATCATTGCTGATCTGGCGCGTATGGAAATCAAGGCACTCGCCTCGAAGGTGTTCGGGGGAGGTGGTGCAGCGGGCTTCTTGGGGTCGATTGGTGGCGCACTATTCAGCGGGTTTGGATCATTCGGCGCGATGAATGCTGGCGTATCTGCGAGTACCGGGCTATCAATTTCCGAACTTGCTGGAGCATTTGCGGATGGCGGCGATCCTCCGGTCGGGAAAGTCTCTCTCGTTGGCGAGCGCGGCCCGGAGCTATTTGTTCCAAAGACCGCAGGCACCATCATCCCAAACGACAAGCTCGGCGGGAAGGCGATCAACGTCACAATCAATCAGAACAACAGCTTTGAGAGTGGCATGGATAAAGCAGAGCTGCAAAAGAATCTGCTTCGCATGAAAGAGCAAACAAAGGCAGAAGTGGTCGACCAACTTCAGCGGGCGAGAGTGCTATGAGCGTCATCACATGGCCCGGATTGAAGGTTTCCTCGTTCCGCTGGAAAAAGACAAATCAGGCAATTTCCTTCGGAAGCGCATTCGGCACGCAATCAGTTGATGTTTCTCCTGCTGTATGGACCGTTGAGCTTTCAGGTACCCCGCAATATTGGGCTGAAGCAGTGTCCACGGAAGTATTTCTTGAGTCGCTCAATGGGTACACGAATCAATTGGAACTGTGGAACCTGATACGGCCAGTGCCTACCGGGAGCATGCGCGGAACGATGGTATTCGCTGCTGACGTCGCCCAAGGCGATGTGTCGATCCAGATCAGTGCTGGCGCTGGCGAGGCGGGGAAGACTCTTCTCAAAGGCGACCTGATTGGGTTTGGTGATGGCGTGACGCAACAGGTGGTTCGGATCGACGCAGACGCCGAGGCCGACGTCTCGGGGAATATCACAGTCAGCGTCGGCACGCCAGTGCGCAACGCATTCTCTGCCGGCGCCTCGGCCACATGGAATAAGCCAAAGGCGCTTTTCCGGCAGAAGACCCTGAACGACGGTATCGAATATGGCGCAGTCATCGGGCAGCCATGGAGCCTATCTCTGATTGAAGATTGGCGGCCGTAAATCATGACTATCACCGCCGCACAGCAAACCGAACTCGAAAAGCCGGTTACGCGCGTCGTCTACTTCGCCGAATTCCATTTCGTCGGCGGCACGCTCTATGTGTCTTCCGCAATGCAGACTGTCACATGGGGTGGTCACGACTGGCTTGGCCTTGGCGCGCTAGGCGGAATCGGAGCCGTAGAGGAGGCTGATTCGCTCGATGCAAAGTCGCTCGACTTCACGCTGAATGTCGCGCAGACAGCGCTTCTTGCTGAAGCCGCTGGAGACGTCGACGACTATCGTGGCCGCGCTGCGAAGCTATACATGTGCCCGCTCGACGAACAGTTCCGCCTGATCGATACGCCGCAGCGTTGCTGGAGCGGCGGCATGGACCAGATGAGCGTCAGTATCGATGCAGACGGCAATGGACAAATCACGCTGAAATGCGAAACAGCGGCATATGGAATGAAGCGCCGTCCGTCTCTGCGGATGAACGCGGCGCAGCAGAAGAAGAAATATCCGAACGATACCAGCTTCAATTATCAAAACGATCTGATCGCACGGCCGCAACTATGGCTCAGCAAGAATTTCCAGAAAATCTGACATGACGCTGGCTGAATACATAACAAGGCACCTTCGGGTGCCTTTTTTTTGGGGTGAGCACGACTGCGTGCTTTTCGCGCTTGGCTGGGTACGTGCGAATACTGGCATCGATCACTTGTCCGGCTATCCGGTATGGCATGCCGAAAAAGAAGCGCGCCGAATAATGCGCGACCTTGGTGGATTGGAGGCGTGTCTAGACAAGCATTTCGATCGTATCAATCCGCACATTGCACCAGATGGCGCGCTTGCCCTGCATAACGGCTGCCTGTGTCTATTCAGTGGCCCGCACATCGTGGGGCCGGGGCCTGATGGTCTCACCTTCATCAATCGATCGGAAGCGACATGCGCCTGGCACTATTAGCCCTGCTTCTTATGCCTGCGGCCGCGCACGCGGCTCCGGTAATCTATGGCGCGATCGAAGCCTTTGGATTTATCACGACCGTTGCCGGCGGCTTCTTTGGTTATGCTGCCCTGGCATTGGGTGTAAAGGCGCTAGGCGATGCCGCACGCCGGCGGCAAGAGCGCGCAGCACGCGACGCCTACAACAATAGTCTTAACGACCGCACTGTCACCAACGTAGCGACAGAGAATCCATATGTCTACGTATATGGCCGCGCACGCGTCGGCTCGTCCATCATTGCGATCTTCACAAGCGGCGACAATGACCAATACAAGCATTTAGTGTGCGTTCATGCGGCTCATGAGTGCGACGCGATCGAGGAAATTTACATCAATGGTAAGGCGCTCGGCACCCTCGATGCAGACGGCAATGTAACAAGCGGCGACTATTATGATGTCAAGACCAATGTTGTAACTGAACTTCATTCTGGGACATCGTTTTCTGTAGATCAAATTCCCGATGGATCACAGTTCAACATTGTGCAGGTGGCAGGGGAAGGTACGAGCGTTGACTTTACCAGGACTGGGAAAGATGTAGTCCTTGATGCCGACTATGGAAATGTTTTCGTCAATTACACCTATCAAGAAATTCATGCGCGAGTTAGGGTGCAGAAGCATCTCGGCATTGCTGGAGATCCGGTAGATGCCTACTTGTATAGCATCCTTCCTGCGCAATGGCCGACGACAGCCACGGTGGATGGATTCTGCTACACGGTCGTGACACTGGATTTGAACCAACCTGAGTTCCAAGGCGGCATTCCGCCGATCGAGGTTCTGCTGCGCGGCAAGAAACTGTATGACCCACGCACAGAAACAACCGCATGGAGCCAGAACCCGGCCCTTGCAATTTATGATTACCTCACCAGCGAACTCTGCGGCGTCGATGCTGCCGACATTCCTGCGGATTATTTGATTGCGGCGGCCAATGCCTGCGATGAGTCAGTAGTTTCGGCGGAGGTCTACGGTGAGCTTGGGCCGCGCTACACGCTGAGCGGCACCGTCACGAGCGACCAAGCACAGCAGGACGTTCTGGAAAAGATGGCGCAGTCTATGGCCGGCGGCATTGCCTCCACGACTTGGGAGATGTGGGCGGGCACGTATGTGGCTCCTGTAGTGGCGCTGTACGTCGACCGTCCCAGCGACATGGGCGACGTAGTCGGCCAGATCGCGATCACGCCCGGCGTTTCGGACGCGGACCTTTACAACGGCGTCAAGGGCCAGTACATCAGTGGCGACAACAGCTATGTCGCTACCGACTTCGAGCCATACCAGAACAGCGACTACCTTGCCGCCGATCAGGGTGTCGAGAAGTGGACGAATATCGACTTTCCGTTCACCGACAAAAAGCAGCGCGTCTGGAATCTCGCGCGCATCTTCACCGAAGACCAGCGAAATGGATACACGGTGCGCGCCGAGTTTTCGCTGAAGGCGTGGTCATTGAAAATAGGTCAGCGCGTCACTCTGACGAGCGCCATCTTCGGATGGGATGCCAAGGTGTTCCGTGTCATCGGGAAGAAGTTTTCGCCAACGATGCCGGTAGAGCTGACTCTGAAAGAAGACGCACCCTCGATTTGGGATTTTACCGATGAGGCGCTGCCGGACGCGACGCCGAACACGAATCTGCCAAACCCATTCGCAATCGCGCCGCTCGCATCACTGACCTGTACATCAGGAACCGATGTGTTGTTGATCCAGGCGGACGGAACGATTGTTTCGCGCATCAAGGCAACATGGCCGGCCGCGACAACGCAGGCAGTGCTTACGAACGGCCAGATTGAACTGCAGTGGCAAGAGCTTGGTGCGGCAGTGTGGGAAAACCTAGCTGTTGCCGGCGCTGAAACCGAGGCATTCATTTCCCCGGTCAATGACGGCCGCTTCTATATCGTGCGTGCCAGAACGGTAAATCCCTACTTGAACACGCGCAGCGATTGGGTGTATTCGACGCACCAGGTTATTGGCAAGACGGAGCCGCCGCCGAACATTACCGACTTGACGATTTCCGGCGCGGTGTTGAGTTGGACGCCGGTCGTAGCGCTTGATCTGGCTGGATACGTGTTCCGCTTTCACTATGGCTCGAACTTCGATTGGGGCAGCGCGGCACCGCTGCATTCCGGCCTTGTGACGCAGGCACCGTTTGATCTCGTGACTCGGCCCGGCGGCGTAGTAACGATCATGGGTAAGGCTGTCGATACGTCTGGCAATGAATCGCAGGCCAGCGGAAACATTGTGACGAATTTGGGCGATCCGACTATCGCCAACGTAGTCGAGGTGATCGACCTTCAGGCGCAGTCATTCCCCGGAACGGTAACGGGCGGCGCGCTGGTAGGCGGCGACTTATTGGCGGACGCAACGGATTCCGCCTACGGCACAGACAACCAGTCGTTCTTCGGCTTGGACAACGATCCGGCTTATGACCTGTCGTTCTATGCGCAGATGGTGTATACCTCCGGCGAGATTTCGGTTGCCAGTGCGCTGGCGGGGTCTGTGGCGACTTTGTCTATCGACTCGCAAGGAGCCGATCTGACGATCGAGTATCGCTTTTCTGGCCCCGGACCGGCCTATGGATCGGATAGTGATTCCGCCTATGGCGCAGATGGCGATCCCTTCTTTGACGCCCCAGGTTCGTGGATTCCTTGGCCCGGTCAGATCGTTGTGAGCAATGAGGTCTATCAGTTCCGCGTGACGGTAGGGGCAGGTGCCACGAGGGGGCAGATCAGCGCTTTGTCTCTGACGATCGACGCGCCAGATATGGTCGAGGACATTTCAGATCTGGCGATCGACGCACTCGGCACGGCGGTGCCATATACGTCCGCATTTACAGCGATCACCAACATCCAAGCGACACTGCAGGCTGGGGCAAGCGGTGCCGTCAGTATCGAGATCGACAAAACCAATCCTCTCGCACCTGTTGCGAAGGCCTACAACGCCAGCCACGTCGCCATCGGCGGCGCGACCGCTGATATTCGATTGAAAGGTTATTGATATGAGTTTCAAGCCTGCACCACTCAAAACCGCACTATCCGACACTTATCCGAATCCCTCCAATGCAGTCATGAGAACTGGAATGGGAGCCTTATGGGATTGGGCAACAAGCCTGCTCGGCACGACCGGTGATCCGGCAGATGCACGAACGGCATTGTCCGCTGCAAAAAGCGGCGCCAACAGCGACATCACGTCGCTTACGGGGCTTAAGGCCGGCCCCGTTCCAGTCCGGCAAACTGTCCTGTCCGGCCCGGTCGACTCCAGCGGATTGCCAAGCTTCGGCGGCAGCACTGGTGGAACGACCGTTACAGCATCCGGGACACTGATCGCGACAGCGGCGAATGGCTTTAGCGCAGCCGGCGCGGATAACCGAGTCGGCTCGATCACCAATCCATCGTGGACTGGCCTGTCCACAAACGGCGCCATGTATCTGTATCTGGACATCGCTGCCGATGGTACCTGCACGCCCGGCAGCACAACACTGGCCCCGACTTACCAGTGGGGCGGTACGTACAGCACGACCAGCGGCCAGTTCACATTCAACATTCAGGAAATGGTCGGCAAGGTTGGCAATGGCTCGGCCGCTGCGCAGACTTACCGTGTCTTTGTGGGCGAAGTCACCGTGGCATCGAGTGTTGTCTCGGCGATCACTTGGTATGCGCTGATGAGGCGCGCCTACTTGCGCGACACTGGCACCCCAAGCACCACACGTCTAAGCAAAAATCACAATTTAGGGGTGCCACCTAATAAATGGACGGTGGAAATTGAATGCCAAACCACCGATCTGAATTATGCGGTATTGGATCGAGTTCCTGTTGAGCAGCTTACAAACGCCGGCTCTGCGGCAATCACCACAAGCGTTGATCGGTTGAGTGTTGGCGTTATCTCAAACACGGGCGGCCTATACCTGAATAACAAAACCACCGCCTCGCAGCTTGCTTATACCGCGGCTAACTGGGACACGATATTTACTATCGGTACAGACTGGTAACAACAAACAGCGGCATCTATTTACGTCAATTTCCAGGGTTTCATATGAGTGTATTCATCAATATTAACGGCGTCATTCACGAGGCGAGCGGCGATTTATCTATCGCTCTCGATACCGATCCTGCCACCTTGCCGGCACAAAACCATGCGGACGTCACGCCGGTTCTAAATGCCAATTCCTGCAATAGCTATCTGGCTTCGGCAACATCGGAATACAGCGAATCCGGCACGACCGCATCAGCATTCAAGGCGTTCAATAATGTGTCTGGCAGCGGGTGGCAAAACGGTTGGTCGTCCACTGCGCAAGCCACGGCGGCAGCGCCGCAAATACTCGAGCTTGATCTGCCTGCGCTGCAAGTCGTCTACAGCTATTCCGTCAAGATTCGAAGCGATGCCAACACCATGGCGCCATTTGCATGGGCATTGGAGGGGTGGGATGGATCGGCATGGGTTGCAGTGCAGAATGTTTCCGGTTTAACATGGGTGAATGGGGAACTCAAAACTTTCACTGTTACGACGCCGGGGATTTTTGGTAGGTACCGCTGGCGCATTACTGACAGCGGGCCTTTGTGCCAAATTGATGAAATTCGGATTTATTCATAATATGAACCAAATATCCGGAATTCTCACCGCGAAAAATGCGGAACACCCGTTGCAGTTACAGGCTGTCGGCGATGAACAATATTATTGCAAGGTGACAGGTTGGCCGCGCACGCTGCTGGTTCAATTGCATTCATGGTCTGGTGTAAAAGAGGAATGCTTGGTGGGCGAAACGCCTGGAACTCGCCACGCGCTGGAAGCAATCGAAGATTGTGTATGGGTGTGTCCGAGCTTTGGCGGCCAAAACAATCACCCTCAAGGTGCCGGCCATCCCGCTCAGTTGGAGCGCATCAAGCGCGTCATTGACGCAACGCGTGCGCAGTATCCAATGATCGAGCGCGTCATCCTTCAGGGGCTTTCTGGCGGCGGCTATGTATCGCTCATGTTCATGGGGGCGTATCCGGGCGTAGTCTATGGTGCAAGCCTGTGGGTATTCCCGTATGACTTGGCCGATTGGTGGACGCAAAAGCCGCAGTTTCGTCCAAGTCTGGAAGCATGCATGGGTGGCACGCCGGCGCAAGTACCGCAACAATATTTCACCCGCTCGCCGATGAGCGTGAATATTTCCGGCGTCAAGCTGTTCTTGAACGGCAGCGATGAGGATGTGCAAGTCCCTTACTATCAACAGGTTGAAGCGCGGGATCGATTCAGCCCGACAAACGATGTGACGTTCCGCGATTTTCCCGGCGGGCATATCTGTCAGTGGGACGTGGCTGTCGCACAGATTCGATCCATGCAGCCCTAGCCATACAAACACCAATCCAAACCGCCCGCGAGGCGGTTTTTTTACGCCCAAAGGAAGCGCGAATGAATGATGACAAAGCATCCGTAATCAAAGCCGGTGTCGCATGGGGTGGGGTGTGGATTGCCCGATTCCTCGACGCCTTCGGGATTCACTCATGGGGGGATTTCGCGGCGATGCTTGCCTCTGTTTATTCTGCCTTCCTGATTTTTGAATGGTTGCGCAAGCAGTGGAGGGCGATGCGATGAACCGTGATGCATTGGCCGCACAGCTTGCGATTGATGAGGGGGTGCGGCTCAAACCATACCAGGACACAGTTGGCAAGCTAACGATCGGTGTCGGGCGCAATTTGGATGATGTCGGTATCAGCAAACCCGAAGCCATGATGTTGCTCGGAGCTGACATCGATAACGCCTGCGCGGATCTCGACCGAGCGCTGCCGTGGTGGAGAAATATGTCTGACCGCCGCATGCAGGCGCTGGCGAATATGTGCTTCAACATGGGTATTGGCGACTCAAAAAGAGGGCTGCTCTCTTTCCGCAACACGCTGACAAAGATGCAGGCGGGGGACTATGCTGGCGCAGCGCAGGGCATGCTCGAATCCCAATGGGCGCGGCAAGTGGGCGAGCGAGCGCAGAGGCTGGCGCAGATGATGAGGGAGGGGTAATAATGGACTGGAAAGACCTTGAAGGCGTAATCGGCAGCGCAGCCCCATTACTCGGCGGCTTGATCGGCGGGCCTGCCGGCGCTGCGGTAGGTTCGATCGTTTCGTCTGCACTTGGTGTCGGCAATACGCCCGATGCGGTATCGCAAGCCATATCGACCAATCCGGATGCCGCGGTCAAGCTGCGCCAGATCGAAGCGGACCAGGCGACGAAGCTGCGCGAGCTGGCGGTGACGGCTGAGAACAATCGGCTGATTGCAGAAACGGCAGCGCTCGCCGCGGTCAACGCGACCATGCAGACTGAGGCGAAGAGCGATCATTGGCCGACCTATAGCTGGCGCCCCTACATCGGCTTCTGCTTCGGTACCGCATGGATCGGGGTGTACTTGGTGCTGCCCATTCTCCGCGGCTATCTGCCGTCGATTGTGCAGCCCACCATTCCACCGGAAGCATGGATGGCAGTTGGCGGCGTGTTGGGTGTGGCAAGCTGGTTCCGTGGGCGCATGCAGGCTGACCCGAATGTGAAGACCGATAATCGAGGATAGAACGCTTCAGCCGAGGTAAACGATATACTGTATGAAAACACAGTATATCCATGAAATACCTTCTCAACCTCGGCTTCCTCCATGGCCAACAACTAACGCCGGACCGCATCACAAGTGCAGAGCCGGCGCTCGGCGAGCTGACCGTCGAGAACTGGCCACCCAAAGGCATCAAGCGCTTCACGCGCTTCCGTCGCGTTGCCATCTTTCGGCAGGCCGATGAGCCGGAGCCATTCTGCCTATACGACCCTGAGCTGACCAGGGTAACGCCGATCTACATGGAACTCACTGGCCACGAGCAGCACGGCACGACGTTTCGCACGCAGAGTTGGATATTGCGCGAGGCACCGCACAACGTCTCGTTCGGATTCTGCGATCCGGAGGAAGATGATCGGGTGTATTGAGCGAGTGGCAAGGGCGACTTTGGCGGGGCATTGCATCGTCCAAAATACAGTTGTAAGTACTTGATTCTATTGGTGCCATACAGTGTGTATTGATGCCTGCGAAAGCAGGGTGAAAGGCAGCTTAACCCGATGATTTAATAGAGAAAAAGCGATACCTGACGATGGTAAGTGTCAAGAATTATCCGCTTCCGCGCAGAGCCTTTATCCATGCGGGTTTTATTTAAATCGTCCAAAATCGTCCAAAATTCGTCCAATTACTTCGCCGCAATTTCCTGCCATGCGGAGCCGCGCAAATCGTCATACGTAGCCGTCATTTTCGCATTCTTATGACCCAACATGCTTTGCGCGAATTCTGCTCCGTACTGGTCCCGGTAAAGCCGCTCAGCCAGTGACCGCAGTTCGTGGAACGTCGGAGGCGTGCGACCGTCGGCTGGCTGGATGTGTTGCTCGTCGCGGACGCGGGCAAATGCGTTCGTCAAGCCGGCCGGCGCCAGCTTGTCTCCGGCCTTGTGCGTGGCCTGCGTCTTGTTATGGTGAACAAGGTATTTGCTCACTACGGCATCCCTGCATTGCCTTATTGCGTCGTCAATCGACATATCCAGCGCCGACAGGCTTATCCGCACATCCATTCGGATTTTTGTTTTTCCTTGTGATTTTCCTTGGGCGACATGCAGGAAGCCATCGCGCACATCGGCGAACTTCATTTCCGCCAAATCTTCCCGACGCTGCCCAGTCAGTACAGCTAGATTCATTGCATTGGCGAGCCATGCAGGAGCGGCATCGCGGATCTGCTTGAACTGCTCAAGGGATAGCCGGTCGCGCTTGACCACCTTTTCCGGTATGTAGGTCACTGTGACGGGATTCTTGCCGGCTTCAATCAGCCCCTTCGTTTCGGCCGTCCGGAACATGTCAGAAAGCCGAGTGCGGATTAAAACTGCGACGTTCGCACTGCGCTGTTTCTCAACCTTGTCGATATAGCCGGAAATGTGTTGCGCCGTGATGTCGGGTAATTGCATCCAGGCGAAGTCAGATTTCCCGATGTACTTGAGATAATCGCTCACGGCGGTCACGGTCGATTTTGCTGGCTTCTCGCGCTCGAGCCAAATTCCCTTGTAGACCGGAATCCAATCGGCAAGCGAAGTCTGCTGCTTCCCGGTCGCCCACTCTGCAAGTGTCGATTTTGACAGGCCGGCAAGGGCGGCATTCGCCTTTCTGGCTTCCTCGAACGCGGCCACTCGATCCCGTCCAAGTCCCTTGGTTTTCCCATTGTGCGGGTTCCGGTACCAGAAATAACCGTCAGCTTTTTGATACAGGTTCGCCGGCCATCCGCGGCGCTTGACACTCCGGCGACGTGCGTTCATCAATCGGCCTTGTATTCAGCATTCGGTCGGACGTACCACGCCTTGCCAATCTTCTGCGGCCGCGGCGAAATCCGACCATCATTGACCCATCGGCGAAGCGTGTTCACATGCGGCATTTTTTCGCCGAAGGTAATCTTCGCCCAATCGGTAAGGCAAATAAATTTTGGGGGCAATACTGCGCTCATCTCTATTCACTCCTTAGGCGCCACGCGACAACATCATCAGCAGGGTAAATCGCATTTTGCGCGGGATAGGTGCAATCGGTCAGCCGCATATACGCGATGTCTCTTGTTGCTTCCCGCACTTGCCCGTAATGGTCGAATATCTCGACGGGCAGGGCATAGGGCGGCTTGGTGTGCGTCCAATCTTCCATCTATTCACTCCTGTTCATGCTGCGCGCCGCACTCTCGCGCTTTGCAATCTCACGCTGGATGTACCAAGCAGCCTTCCGCAGATCCTCGACCGCATCCTTCTTCAGATCGCATCGCCAGATATACTTGATGGCGTTACCGAGATTGAAGCCCATGTGTTCGGTGATCTGTATGCACTCAATTCCGCTTGGGTGATCTGTGTAATGCTTCGGATTGTTGACCGGATCGCTCATCCCTCCCTCCCGCTGTCTGAAGGGGCGCTATCAAATTCATACTCGAACTCGATGCGGGTGATGATCGAATCTGGCGTGCAGCCGCGATGTGTCGCGCAGAACATGCCCACGAACTGACTCGGCCATTGGTATGCGGGATGACTGCCGAAGCCCTCGCGAATGCATTCCTCGAATCCGTAGCTAACGTCATCGATCATTGCTCGAAGTGGCTCCCGACGCACGCTGACGACACGGACAGGATCACGCAGCACAACCGGCTTTTCGCCCTTTTTCAGGCCCATACACTTCTTGACCGGACGAATAAGATCGCCAGCTTTCAGATTCACCCATCCGAGACGACGCGTTACGTCTTTCGTGCCTTCCAGCACTTGATCGGTGGTCATGGCAAAGCTCATGTTCCTCATGATTGTTTCTCTTCTGAAGGGGCGCTATGCTTGCCGATCTCGGCGGCTACTCGAAGAACGGCATGCGCTTCGTCGCCGCACTCTCCACCCCAAAACTCCTGCAGCAGATCGCCGTTCGGCATGCGTTTCCATGCGCAGCAGTCGGCAAAGTCGATGCTGATTCCCAAGTCGCGGGCGAGGCGCAGGCGGTCGCCATCGTCGGTGAGCGGATCCCAGAACTCGAAGCCGTCATCAGGCGCTTGAATCGACACAGGGACGAGCATTCCGCCCCATTCTTTTTCGTATGGCGCATCAATCCCTGCCGCCTTCGCCGCCAGCTCCAACAATTCCAGATCTGTGCTCATGATTTCCTTTCAGTGGCGCTATCTGCGCTGACTAGTTCCGGTCGCTCGAAATCTCCCGGCGTCCAGCCATCCATCAAATCCAGTTGATCGGGATAGTCGTGCATGGCCTGATTGCATTCCGGGTGCATGTGATCGCTTTGAAAGTCGCCATCAAAAACATATGCGCGATGCTGAGCAATCTCACCAGCATTGATGCGTTGTCCGCACCATGCGCAGTTGCGTGGCTTGCGAACCTTGACGGCCTTCGTGGAAAGCTCGGTATAGCTCATCCCTTCGCTCCTTCGCTATCTGCGCTGTCAGCGGACGTTCCGGCATGCCGGTTGTAGTCAGCGCGAGTTATCATCTGGATGCGTTCTATGCGATGCAGCATATCGGCGATCCTGTTGTCTAGCGTCTTGATCGCGCGGCGCTTGCCGTCCTCAAATGCGGCATCAAGGTCTTTCTCATTCGATGCCACGAAATACGCATGCAGGAATTCGACATCATCCGATAATGTTCTAGCCATGATTTACCTCTGTGTCAGTAGGCGTGCTGTCAGGGGCGGCGATAATCTCGAACGAAACGCCATCGGGCCAGCCATACGTCGCCACTCGTAATGCATCTTCAAGGATGAGGCCGGGCGACACATCCGCGTATTCCGGATCAGGAATCGTTATTCTTACGATCGCACTTCCAAGCTGCGGCGCTATTGTCGCCTCTGCCTTGCGCAGCCTGTCGATGAGAGGTTGCATCGATTTCAGGCATGCATGCGTTCTCGGCCCAGAGTGGCCTTCATCGATACACCATTGCAGTTCCGCCTGCAAAGCAGCAGGGTCAAGGTGTGTGGGTTGGGTCATGGCATTTCCTCCAGAAGACATGCTCCGTCAAAAGCCTCTGCTACTGCTTGCTCTACTGTCTTTTCGTCGCTGTCTGCCCACCAGCCGTCATACACGTAGCAACCACTCGGGGCTTTAACAATGATGTACCAGTTGCCACAGCACTCATCGTCGCGCCGGACATGGATGTAGTGGTCGCGCCACCATGCCTCCAACTCATCGTCTGTGTGGACCTGAACAGAGCGAGCAGATAGGACGCGGCGCATAGGCGTGTAGCTCACGGTCTCTCCCCTTCACTGGATTGCGCGAGACTGATCAGGGCCTCCGCGAGCGAGCGCAATTCCCTGTATTGATCGGGGAACTGCTGTTGATTTATGCCTGTGTGCTGACGGATCAATTTGATAATCTGGTCGTTCGTCACCGCTGCCCGCTCTTGTGGCGCTTGGGTGAGGGCGTCGCGCTTGGCGGCTTGCCATGCTGCGGATGCAATCTCCAAATCATGTACGGTAAATTCCTCCGCATGCCGATAGTGCACTTCTGCCCATGCGATACACCGATCTCGCTCATCTTCCGGCTGCTCGGCAGGTGCTTCGCTTGGCGAGAGGGTGCGGCGGTTCCAGATTTCTGCCAGCCGATCGCGACAGTCTTCTGCATCGTGACGATCCGTATCGGTAGACAAACTGCATATTGTGCAGTTGATCCAGTGATAGTCGTCATCGTCATGATCGAACTCGGCTTTCCCGCCGCAGCATGGGCAAGGCCTCAGCGCCTGTTCAGTCTTGTTCATGGCTTTCCTTCGGTTGGGGCATCGGGAATATCCAGCCAGTGTGAAACTCGCACTACTGCATCATCGACACCGACGTTCTGCTTCCACTCATTCGTTTCCGGGAAATAGGAAACGATGTCCCGCATCGGGTTCGTTCCATTCAGCGTAAGCGGGCCATCGATTACCCATCCGAGCACCGAATATGGGTGCGTCGGCAGTCGATCTTTGACGCTGATCCAAGCCCCCGGCACGCTCGCAATGATGGCGTCTAGGTCGAGAGAGTGGATAAGGGCCGAAAACATCGAACGCTGATCTAGTCTGCTTTCATCAATCTGCTTCGCCGCTGCCTCTCTCACCGCTTCCGCGATGCGCTTTGCGTAGTCGTTATTCATCGCCATCCTCCCGCGTGTCGAGTGGGCAGTGCCGTCCGGATTTCTTCGGTTCTCCGTCCCTGAGTTGCGGACATTGCGTGTGAAAGCACTCTCCGTCGCCGCGACTAGCTGCGCATCTTGTCAGAGGCTTCTCATACCATGCCACCGGCTTCTCCTTCCCGGCTTGCGCGAGTGCGGCGTCAATGGCAGCACGTAAATTACCCTTACCAAGCTTCACCGATACATTTCCTACCTCAGTCTTGACATTCAGTCCGTGTTCGAAAGCAGTTTCAGCTGTTCTCCACCGCGCCGCATCCCGGCTGTCATCGGTCTGCGCTGCCTGTGGTGCTGCGGAACTATCGAGTCTTCGCAATTGTTCTTCAAACACCTTCGTTGCATGCTCCGGCGTGTCTGTTGCAAAATGTTGCTTAGCGCACTCTCGGTGAAAAGGGATTTCGCAGTCCGTGCAGCGATACACATCTTCAGGTCGAATAATTGGCTTTCCGCAGCCAATTAGATCGGCGTCGATCGGCGTCGGATTTACTCCGCAAATAATGTAGCTGTCCTCGCTCGGCGCTACCGGCTGCACTGTCGCGGCAGTCTTATCTGCCGATGCTGCAATCTGCCGCTCAAGCTCCGCGTTCTGGCGTTCGAGTTCATGGATGGCGCCAGTAAGTTTCAGGATGCCACTACCCTTGAGGAAGCATTCGTCGGGCCGCTCTTTAGCCATCCGCTCAATGTCGTTCGCGTCGATCACTTGTCGCCTCCCTGAGATTGATTGGATGGGGAGGCTTTCGCCAACCACTTGTTTTGCTCCTTTTGGGGAAGCTCATCCCAAGAAGGAAAGCGATTGCAGTGGACGCCTTGCTCATCTGTCCATTTCGCGTATAACTGCCGGGCCGCCGCTTCCATTTTCGCCGGCACGGCGCTTACTGGCGCTGCGGCTGGCTTAGGAACGTAGTCTTCGGCGATGCTCTTTTGCAGAACCTTCGTGTAGGGGTTTTCCGACCAACGATCAAAGTCTTCGGGCGCTGCGGCTGGCTGAGAGAGAAGGGCGCGAACTCCTGAGACAAGCTGTTCCCGGCTGATGCGGATTTGATGCTGATCGCCGTCATGCCATTGGTGTTCCCAATACTTCGACATATGGCTCAGGATTGTTTCGTCGCTGGTTGTCGCCTCGTTCCATACCTGATTTGACGAGGGAGGGGCGGTGTAGAGCTTCGTTCCAATCGGAAGCTGAGTGTTCAAATCAACGTAGGTGCCGATGTCGTCCGGGTTATCTTTTACCTCGCCGATGGGTTCCGACTCTCCCTGTGCTTGCAGAAGGGCGGCGCTACGGGCTTCGTATTCGTTTTGCACCGACTCTTTACTGCGATTCACTGCCGTCGCAAGCACATCACGGAGGCCGCACAGAAGTAGCTGATTCGTTAACCGGATAGACCCATCTGGCAATTGCAGCATTGCGATATATGCCGATTCAAGGCAGCGCAGTTCTTCGCGTGTTGGTGTGGTCATTTCTTCTCTCCCCGCGCAATCACGCGCTCAGATTTGTTGCATCAGGTGGAGCGCCCCAGCTACTTCTCGGCAGAGGACATTTCGCCAGGGCGCTCCGAAGTCGCTACTTAATTGAAAGCCGAACAGACGGCACCAGCTTTGCACCTGCAACGATGACGCCGGCTTTCATGTCGTCAGCCAGCTTCTTTTTGTCCGGCGCAGTCGATGCGGGAACAGCCGGGATCTCGCGCAAGTATTCGGCTGGCAGCGCCTTCTCGTCTTCGATCAATACTTTCGGCTGGTTCGGCACCACGGAAAGCATCAGCGCCTGTCCACCTGCTTTCTTGTGGCCGGTTGCGGTCAGCAGATCGACTGCTAATTTCTTGAGTCGCTCGATTTCCTTCTCGATGCTGATCGCGCTGTTTTCCATCGCCTTGATCGCATCCTGCTTGCCAGCCAAGATCGCCTCGCGGTTGCGGATCGCAAAGCCGATGTTTTCCATCTTCTGATTCAGATCGCCTTCGGTCTTCAGCCAGTGGGCGAGCAGCTCATCTTCCGGCACGTCATCGCGATCAGCATCGACCAGGGCTTCCAGTTGGCGGTATTGGCCGGCGAGTTCGAATACATTCATGGCTGGCTCCGATTAGAATGGGATGTCGTCAGACACGAAATTGTCAGGCGTCGAATATTCATGCTTGCCTTGCGGCTTGGCCGGTGCGCTGTCCTGCCGCTTGCCGCCTTGCAGCTCAATCTCGTCCGCGCGAATATCCGGGCTGAGTTGTTTTACGCCGTCCTTATTCGTCCATTCGCGCAGAACCAGCGTGCCGAACACGGTCACCTGTTGGCCCTTGGTCAAATGCGGCTGCAATGCCTCGCCGCGCTTGCCCCACACTTGGCACGCAAACCAGTTCGTGGTCTTCTTGTCGCCGAAACCAACATCGGACGCGACGCGGAAATTCAGGATGGCATCGCCGCCAGGGGTGAAGCGGAGTTCGGAATCTGCGGCCAGCCGGCCAGTTGCGGAAATCTTGTTCATGCTGCATCCTTGGTTGTAAGTTGCGCTTTGCGAGCATCTTTGACATCGGTGAGGATCGCCAGAGCGTGAGAATCGTTGAGAGCATGAGCTGCACGATAGGCAGTCGTGAACGCCTTCTGCAGCGCGTCCAGATCATCGGCAGACTCGATTGCAGCCTTGTGATCGGCAAGGGTTGTTTCGGCGATCTGCGGGGCTTCAGCGCCGCTTTCCAACCAGTTCAACAGCAACTTGCCGGTGCCTTCATCGATAGGCCGTGGATCGCCGGAGAACAGGCCAGTGCGGTCTTTCGACGGCAGGGCAAAATGCCCATCGTGCGTCAGGTCCAAAACTAAGGTGAATTCATACTCGAACCCATCGCGCTGTTCCGTTTTCATACCGAGCTTGACGACCTTCTTGCGACCACCTTCTTCGGTCTGCGCGGTTTCAGTCTTGCTGCGCCCGGTGGCAATGATGTGCATGTTAGATTGCAGCATCGCGTCGATAAACTTGCGGTGGCGCGGCGTGGTTTCATTCCATGCCGACCAGGTGTTTCCGCGAAACTTGGCCTGCGCGGTCTTCTCGTTGATTTCGAGGCAGCCGCCGACGCCTGACCATTCATGCGTGGTAGAATCAATGATCAGCACGTCATAACCTGCTGCCTCTGCCTCCTTGATCGCCTCGATATAACGTTCCGGGGAGTAGGGCGCGGTCAGCGTCATGACATCGAACTCGACCATGTTCGCGTAGAGCGATGCGCTGCCGTTCTCGGTGTCTATGCAGGCGATCTTCCCGCCCAGGCTCTTAGCGATCGTGAGCGCGCCCCATGTCTTGCCCGAACCTGATGGTCCGGTCAGTGCCAGTCGGAGTTTTGCTTTCTTTCTCACTGCTTTGGCGAATCCCATTTCGTTCTCCTTTGTTGAGATCGTGCGTACACTGATCTTCGAAATACTGCCGTTCTTCACATTCCTGCTGTTGTCGCCTAGGTGACAAACCACCACTTATTCCCGGTTCTGATCTTTGAAATAATGGTTGGATGGACTCCATATTTTTTGCCTAACTCCTTAATTGGCCCAACGGCTCGACGGATCTCGCGCACCTGATCGTCAGTTAATTTACGTCTCGTAATGCGAGTGCCATGCTTTCGCAGCATGTCCTGAACGTTTTCTTTTTGGGTGCCGAGAAAAAGATGGGACGGGTTGACGCAGCACCTGACATCGCAGTGATGGCAAACAACCAGCCCAGGCGGCAACTCTCCAACAAAAATTCGATATGCAGCGCGATGAACCTTTTCTTTAGGACCTCTGATTCGGATATTCCCGTAGCCATCTCCATTCAAATGCCTCATCCAAATCCAGCAGCCCGACTCGGTAACAATTTCGATGTTGTCGAGCAGGCGCTGCCGTTCAATTTCCCATTCCTGCTCAAGCATTTGCTCTTGCTGAATCCAGTCGGCCCCGCTCATAGCCGCCACCTGCGCACAATCAACCGCACAACACGCAGCAGTCTTCCGGCGCGGGATGTTGGTATGCGGGTCATTGCAATTTTCCGACCGGCTGATCGAGAATCCATTTGCTGCCACCGGGTGCGCAGCGCAGCAGCACGATCGAGCGCAACCACTGCCGGCGCGCATGACGAACTGCGTTATGGTTAGAAAACTCGGTGCGCGGAAACAGAACCACGGCACGCTTCAAAAGTTGAGTGTTCATGTAGTCCCCTTAAATTGGCAGCCAAACAAACATCACCCATCCGACTACCGCCGCAAGCAGATAGCCGATCATGATTGCGTCTTCAGTGTCGAATACGTTCATGGAGCGTCCATCAGCGATGAGTCGCAGGTGATCGCAAGCAGGCTTTGAATCTGGCCCTCGATCTGCGTGACCTTTGCCGTCGCTTCGGCGCGAATGCTCACCGCTTCAGCCTTCAAGGCTTCCACCTTGTTCTCAATCAGCGCCTTTTCATCAACGGTATTCACGGTGATCGTCGCAGTCCCGACCTCCGTGTATCCTTCACGGAGCCAATGAGCTTTGTTGATCTTTGCGCTCGTGAATGTGAAATCGGAGATGTCCTCCGGCTTCGGCATGTTGCCCGGACCAATGCGGCTATGTTTGCTGATCCATACGAGTGCGTCGCCTGTGATTGTTTTCGTGCTCATGCTCACTCTCCTGAGTTAATGGGTGTCAGCAAACCGGGCTACCTTCGCTTCTCGTGATTGAGCGCGGTCTCTGTCGCACAAAAGCGAAACGCTTTGCTTCGTACTGCCGTCACTTCTTCCGGTTCGGGTACTAGCCGAACAGATCCAGTCATGCGGTTTGCCAACAAGGCAGAACGCTCAAGAGCCAAGTGCTTCCAGCTAATGAACCCCCTGCCTTCTTGCCCCTCGTCTCTCCGAGGTGTCACGGTGCTGCTACACAGGTATCTCCACGCTTGCCGGCCGGCTTGTGGACTTGGCCTTCCCCTGCTCCTGGATCACCGTTTCCGATCCGCTCTTCACTGCCGCAATTCATTGCCGGTCTCTCCCGGCCGTCACGTCTGTTCGCTTGGGGCACTGCTCCGCTCGTTGGAATCCCCGCGCTGTGCTTATCCAGTAATGGACTCGACGTTCTCACCTTGGGTATTCATGCTGTCTTTCCAGCTGCCAGCAGACCTTTGTTCGGTGTCTGCTCTCCGACTTGACCGCTAACGAAGGCCGCACTTAAGGGGCCAAGCAGTGCAGTCAATCCAGCCTGAACCCGCTGAAACAGGCGTGTCTTCCCGTTGCGCTTGCAATCGCATTGGGGCGCGTTTTTGTGAATCGGTGAATTGGGGTAGGGCGCTCATGCAGCACCAGCGGCGGAGAGGGCAGCATCGATAGATACAAGCAGTTCAGATGCCCAGTCGCAGCGCGACTTGTCGAGGATGCCACTGCTGTTTGATGTGAACGACACGGCGAGTCGAGCATCCTGCAGCGCCTTCACCAACTCATCATGCGCATTGCAGGCGCGGACGATGAAGGCGACTAAATCGCGCCCAGCGCTTTCCCCGATGTCAAATAAGCGCCTTCCGTTCGCATCACGGATTTCGTAAGTGACTCGGTCGAACGGCTTTCTTTCTGTAATGCGCAATGGGATTGCGGCGACGCTGGCTTCAGTAATTGCGACGCGGTTAAATTCGCGTGCGGCTTCAAGGCTAGGCAGCTTGTCTTGGATTGCAAGCAATTTCCCGTTCTCATCGACCGCTTTTGCGGTGTAGTGGCCCGCCTTGCTTTTTGTGATGAAGCCCCGAGCTTTGTGCGTCGCTGTATGTTTCGCTTCCATCCTTCTCTCCCGTTGTTGCTGCGATGTGTTGCGGTATGGGAGTATTAAACAATACGTTTATACGGAAAGCAAGCAAAACGTTTAAACAAATGCGAAAATATTTCCACGCCCGATTTCCGGGCAACAAAAAACCGGCGCTGGGCCGGTTGGGGATACGACGATGGGTGAATATCAACCAGTGACGACAAAAGCCGAACTGGAGCAGCTGGACGAAGGAGATATGGTGGCAGGCTACCTGGCTGGCTACAACGGCGCTAGCGAACCAGGGAGCGCCTTCAGCCGCTCATACTGGCATGGATGGCGAAACGGGATGGTGGACAGCAAGAGGGCGGAAATCGACGTCGCACAGACAAAACTGGCGCGGGAGGTAGTAGGGCGGTACGTGGGATTGCACTGATGCGGGCGTTAAAAAGCCGACTCAGAGGCCGGCTGAAATAAAGCAGGAAATTTGATATTGAAAGCAGGAAATTTGATATGATGGCTGCGCTATCAACTTTGGAGCCATCATGCACGCCAAGGAAATCATTGAAAAATTCGGCGGACAATCCGCTTTGGCAGCCTTAATCGACAAAGGGCAGAGCACCGTTGCCTATTGGGCGAAGACCGGCGTGATTCCGGCGCGCTGGCAGCCGAAGCTTTTGATGCTGGCTCTGAACAATGGCATTCCACTGACAGCGAACGATTTCGTGCCGGCGCCCCCGCCGCGCACTGTCGTCGGGCCGGCTGTTTCTCCCGTGCCGCCGACGGTCATCGAGCGGCCGCTCCTTTCGCGTACCGACTCCTATGAGGAGTCTGTTGCAGGTAGATCCGATTTCATTTCCTTCAGCGATGAAGGACGAAGCATTCAGCTTCGTTTTGAGCCAGGTGCGCAGGCAATCTGGGCCACAACGAAGGATATTGCCGACTTGTTTGGCAAGGATGTTCGAACCATTAACGAGCACATTCGGAACGTCTACGAAGAGGGTGAACTCTCGGAGGAGGCAACTCGCCGGAATTTCCGGATAGTTCAAATTGAGGGCGAACGACAAGTCACGCGAGAGGTTGCTCACTACAACCTAGACGTAATCTTATCTGCTGGATACCGCGTCAATTCAGTGGCGGCCACAAAGTTCCGGCAGTGGGCAACACAGACTCTGAAGGCGTACCTGGAGCAGGGTTACGTCATCAACGAGAAGGCGCTCCGCGAGTCACCCGAGAAACTTAACAGGCTTGCTGCACAGATCCGGGCGCTGCGCTCAGAAGAAAAGCAGGTCTATGCAAAGGTCCGTGAGTGCTTCAAACTGAGCGCCAATGATTACGATCCGGCCGCACAAGAGGTCCGGTCGTTTTACGCGATTCTTCAAGACAAGTTCCATCACGCCGTGACTGGCTTCACCAGCTCGAAGTTAATTCTTGACCGAGCCCACCATACGTACGAGAACATGGGCCTTCAGACCGTGAATGGAAAACTACCTACGGTAGCTGAAGCCACGGTCGGGAAAAACTATCTGAAGCAGGAAGAGTTGTATCGTTTGCATCTTCTTTCTGAGCAGTTTTTGCTGTATACGGAATCAACCGCACTGGCTGGCCGGAAGATGACGATGCAGTCACTACACGATCAGCTAGATCGCCTTTTAACGTTGAATGAATACCCAGTCTTCGATGGATACCAGGATTACATTAAGGAAGAGGCAGTGCAGCATGCAAAGATCGAGCTGGGCCTGTACAAGAAGCGGGTGAAGATCGAAGCATTGGGCATCAGCTACGACGAAGAGAAGTTGGCGGCTGGGGAGTATGACGAGTTCTTGATCGAAAACTAGATCTTCCCGCACTCCCTCCGCTCCAAGCGGTCTTTGGCTTTGGCTGCGTGACTGCGATGTTGATGCGCTTGGGCGAGTAGGGGCAGGCAGAGCAGAGCAGAGCAGTAGCCACAACGCGCCGCATTTACTTATCTTTTCTTGGCTGCGGGCATGGAAATGCCGCAATCTGTGAGTAATACAGCAATCCCGCAGCATTCTCATGCAAGTGCTCTGGGTTATCTCGAAGGTATTTTAAGAAAATTTCCCTTTGCTGCCCAAACGTGACGCCATTCGGCTGGCAATAGGCGAGGGGAGAATGAGATATGAGCGCTTGAGTAAGAAATCCATTCAGAGCGCCCATTATCCAAGCAATACAGGACAAGTCGCTTTCAGCCTTGCATACATTGTCGACGATAAAATTAGCGCTGTTCACATCCTGGGGCCATGCTGCACCAGATAAGAGCAACGACGTCATCGGTGCCAGGAGCCATCGCTTTTTCATCCCCCCTCCATTCTTATAAGCGCTATGCGCGCCACTGTATCGCCACGATTAGACCGTAAACGTTGCCGATCGGAATCTCATGTTTATGGGGCTGGCAAAATGTTCCGGTTGGAATATACTGTACGTTCATACAGTTAATTTCGCTCTCCGAAGGCTTGTCGCTGGAACCGCAAAGGCAACTGTTATTTCTGGACGACTGGGGATGACAATGCAACAGCAACAAGAGGATCTTCTCGTTACGGCTTTCAGGCAACTTAGCCAGCACACGAAAGATGCGGTATTGCGCTTTATCCTTCTTGAAGCAGGGATCGAGCAAACCGAAGGACCAGCTCTCGATCCTCGGCCCTCATCCGACCGTAATAACTGAGTAGATCAATCACATCAGAGAGGTCTGTTGCCGTGATGGGAGCTTCCGCCTGCATGTCACCAGAATTATCCTTTAGCCACAAAAATCCGCATCCCAGCGCGCGAGCCATAGGAAGCAATTGCTTTTCCGCAATTCCGCGCTTTTCCCAGCTGTTAAGCAGTTGATCAGAAACGTGCAGAAGACGCGCCACATCTGATTTTTTCTTTTTACCTCGAAGAACTTCCGCAGCTTGATATAGCCGCTGCATCTGAGGGTGGATTTCCTTCTCGTCTTTCATCATGCGCGGAATATTGCGCGACATAAGACAACGCGTGTTAAACAATTCGTTTGCGTTTTGTTTAAGCGTAGTGTTTAATGTAGTCATGGACAACAAGCAAAACATCATCGATAAAGACCGCGCCCGAATTCTTGAGCTCGGCGGCCCGGTCGCCGTGTGCGAACGGCTCGGATACGACAAAGCGAACGGGGGCGTTCAACGCGTCCAGAACTGGATGACCCGCGGAATACCTGCACAAGTAAAGATCGACCACCCTGATTTGTTTCTTGGCGCGCGACTCGGACGCAGGCATACCGGCCGCCGCTCCACCGACAAGAACCAATAGAGGAGAGGCCGTGAACACGCCAATACCTGTAAGCGTCGACTTATGGATCGATGTCGATCGCGCAACCAGCACAGCAAAGGCATGGATTGCGGATGCTGAATCGGCGAAAGCGGTTGGGCAGATGCCGCCTTCGCCGGATGCATTGATTACGGCTTTATCCAATCTTGCAACAGTTCGATCACCCGCTGTGCGGACGCGCGGTGCAACTCCACAAGACTGAGGTTGCCGCCGTTCGGGACGGTAACGGAAAAAGAAATTGTGTCGCCGTTCTTGAATTCGAGTGAGCGGGTTACGGCAGGCGTGCCGTTGGACATGGAAATGTCGTAGGTCACCGAAGTAATGGCAGTCATGGGGAATTCCTTTCGTGGAAGTTGTTGTGCGGAAGCTGCAACTTATCACATTGGAATTTCCCGCCCTTCGGGGCAAAAAATTTTTGCCCAAATCGAAGTTGACGTTTGGCATGAATTGAAAGTTGGAAATGGAGTTCATGCCAGAACTGTAAGACAAGTTTCCAAATAGAAAAACCACAGCAACCGGAGAAACCCTGTGAGCCTGCGAAAAGCCTACCAAGACATGATCAAAGTTCAGGGCATGCCCGACACGGCAATGCTGATGGAGATGAGCGAGTCCGCCTTGGATAACCGGGTCTACGAGCGGAAGAACCAGGGCTTCACGGTGCGCGAAAGCATCCGCCTGCAGCAGATTTCCTGCACGACGAAGTTTGCGGAAGAGATTGCATCGATCTCTGGCGGAACGTTCGTCAAGCTGCCCGAGATTGAAAGCATCGGCAACGATGACCTGCTTTCCAAATTCAATGCGCTGCATGCGCAGATCGGACGTCTGTCGCAGCGGTTTTCGGAAGCGACGGAAGACGGCGAAGTGGACAAGCGCGAACGCACAGACCTTGCCGCCATTGGTGACGAAATCCATCGTGCGACGCAAGAACTGCTCGCGCTGACGTTCCGCATCTACTGCCGGACGGAGCCGAAATGAGCGAACTCCGCAAACTCAACGACCTGAAGGCCGATGCCCACCGCTGCGCCGACAAAGGCCTTGATCCGCACATCGAGCAAATGAAATACGAGCCGATGCATCGCGTTATCTGGATGACCCATTACGCGTATCGGATGGAAGAGAACGAGAGGAGGGTAGCGGCGTGAATGTTTCCGCATTGTTCGATCTTCTTCAGCGCCGCATCGTTGAAAAGCGCAAGCCGGATATGGTCATTGGCGGGAATGCTGACCCGTATCTAATACGCTGGTACGTCATTCCGCGAAATCCGATCTTCAACATCTACCTGCACCTGTTTTTGCGCAGCGATGATGATCGAGCGCATCACGATCATCCTTGGGCGAACCTGAGCATTCTGCTTGATGGCTGCTACACCGAACACACAATCGAAGCTGGCGGCGTCAATCGGCGCGAATTGCGCAAAGCAGGAGACATAAAGTTCCGTCGCTCCGGTCGTATGGCGCACCGCATCGAATTGACGCACGGCTCCTGCTGGACGCTGTTTATTACGGGTCCGCGTTATCGCTCTTGGGGCTTTCACTGTCAAGAGCGAGGCTGGGTTCATTGGCAGCAATTCACGGCCGCCGACGATCGTGGCGCCATCGGGAAAGGGTGTGCCGAATGAAAACCGCAGTCGCCGAATCAAGCCTAGCCGCCTACGACGAACTCCGCTCAACCGGAAAGCTATCGCAGCGTCAGGCACAAGTGATGGCCGTGATCCAGCCTGGGCGCGATTACTCGCTGCAAGGGCTGGTGATGCTGTGCGGGCTGCCGATCAACTGTGTATCGGGCCGCGTGAAGGAACTCAAGGATTCGGGCCAGTTGGAGCATGGGCCGACGCGCGCTTGCTCGCTGACGCACAAGACCATTCATCCGGTGCGGTTTCCGCCTCGAATCAATCCGGAACAGGACTCTCTTTTCCCCGAGCTTGCAACCGCCTAATCAAAGATCAGGACAAGCCATGAAAATCCCTCAGAAGCAATTCAAGAATGCGATCGAAGCGGTAATGCCTTTTGTCGCGTCCCGATCAACGATGCCCATCCTTGAAAGCATCAAGGTCGAGTCTAACGGGGCGGCCATCAAATTCACCGCAACGAATCTTGATGCCCAAATCGAGCATTCGTTTGAGTGCGATGGAGAGTCTCTGTCTGGATGCATCGACGCTGCTGCATTGAAGAAGTTTGCGCAGTTTGCGGATGAAGATATATCGCTCACCATCAAAAAGGGAAAGGCTGAACTGAAATCAGGCTCCGCAAAAGCACGCCTGGATGTCTTGGACGCCAAAGATTTCCCGTTGCTCCAAAAGACTCAATCGATCATTGCTGAACTGGATTGGGCTGTAGTGCGAGAGAAGATAGGCTTCGCATCCCTGTTCTGCGCCGAGAATGACATCAGGCCCGTAATGAACTGCGTGCAGATCACGTCTAGCGGCACTCGCATTGACATCTTCGGAACTAACGGCCTGCGCCTTGCGATGAACGATGTCGCGCACATCGCGCCCGAATTCAAGGTCTGCATCCCGATCCGGAGCGCTCGGCGCATGGTCGGCGATTACACATCCTTCGTTGTCAGAGAAGACCAGATCGAACTGCGCTCCACTGATACAACGGCCATCTTCAAACTTGCACCGATAAAGCCAACCGATGGACGGCGAATTGTTAGCAGCCGATTACCCGATGTCGGTCAGGTGGACCGGAAAAGCCTTCTCGATGCAATCACATTTGCCACGGCCTTTCACGATGGAAAGTTGAGAAGCATCGTAAAAATCGAGTCCTCCGAACACAACTCCGTGCAATTGATTGGTGCTGGCAACGAAGCCGCTACAACTTTTGAGTACGACGGCCAAAAATTTTCATTCTCAGTCTATGCAAGCGACTTCATCGACGCCCTGAAGGCGCTTGATGGCGAGAAGGTTGGATTTGAGTTTGACTCAAGCAGCATGGAAACAAGCCAGCTCCGTCTGTTGGATGACGGTCGTGTTATTTGCGCACTCCCGGTAAAGGTTTGATATGAGCACTCAATACATCTCCAGCAATACGTCCGTCAAAGAAGTACTGGATGCGATTGCGAACGATCCCAACGCAACGGCTCGTGAGAAATTCTTTCTCAATCCCGGCAATTTCGAGAGTAACGAAGAAATATCTCGTCTCGAAGATGAGATCACTTCTCTGGAAGATGATTTGGCCGCAGCTCGCACAGAAAGATGCGAACTTGAAGATGAGGTGGCAGATCTCGAAGAGAAGGTGAAGGAGTTGAAGGAAGAGATCGCCAGTTTGAAGGCGCCGGCTTAATTTTCCGTGCAAATTATGAAAGCCCACCTCCCACCGAATCCCATGATGCCCGCAGTCGGTTCAAGCGTTTTGCGGTCGGTCAAATCATGAGCGCCAAACGCCAGCCGTTCGTTACCCGCAAGATCCGCCTCGTTGGTGAAATGCAGCGCGAGGCATTGATTGCCCTTGCTCGCAATATTCCCATCGACCCGCAAAAGCCCTTGGAAGCCGTGTTCCGCGAAGAGGTCAAGGCGCGCAAGCTGGATCAGAAC